GTCCAGATATGGAGAATACACCGTATTTGTTTCCTTGGAGAAAAATTTGAGACATCCATAGTCTACAGAGCTTGTTTCATCTTGATACATTACTATCAATCCGAGATTAGGAGTCACCCCTCCCAGCCACGCACTGGCAATGGTTGTCACGTCCATACTAACATCGGAACTTTGATAGTTAAATGATTGCGAACATTCAAATCCGCCAGTGACCGGATAAGGAAACCCATAATCAACAGACCCCGATGTTTCTCTCCATGTGCCGCCGCCAGAGCAATCGTAAAGAGATCCGCTGTACCACCACGTGGTAAGAGATCCGCTGTACCACCACGTGGTGCTACCATCGGAGAATTTCCAATTTGCTCCATTTGCAGTTATTTGCCCGTCGTACCTATATCCGGTTCCCATCGACCATGGCATGACCATTGGAAAAGACAATAATGTATATGCAACAGGAACCTGTTGAGACTCACAGATCTTTAAATTAAGAGTAAATGTTGGATTAACAATGTCTCCGTCTGCGATAGATTTAGAAATTTGTGTTAAGTCGAACAACATTAGTGTTCTCGACAGTACAGACCCCAAGCTTCCGCTAACGCTTCCACAGCTATAATAGCTCATGTTTTTCTGAACTTGCAAAATTTCGTCGATTCCCATGTTTTTGAACATGTAATCTGGATCATTAGTGATGTACGTGTCGGCGGTTGGATATAAAAAGTAATGCATTTACGTGTTAGGCTTTACATTATAAATATAAACGCCAATCAGATATTCGGTCTGTATTTATGCTACGCGACCAACTATATCTTTGGTGGGGAATCGGATTTCAAAAACTGCCGGATCAATTGAGGGATAGACGATGTTGTTTACTGTCGCCGCGCCAATGTCGTATTGGTATGGTGAATAGTCTCCGTCATTTGTCGTCAAATTCACTATATTAAGAGATGTCACCGACTGCACCCCGTCTATTTTTGCGATTTCCAACTGTAACCGACTCAAGTTGATTGGTTGGCAGAACTGAGCGTTCCCAATATCAAAATATTGTTGCACCAAACTTATGCAATTGGCCAGAACTTCTCGCTTGTTGTAACTTTTATATGCTATGATTGAAAAGTTGACGCCTATGTTAATTATGTAACCATCGAGCAGATTGACACTATCCGTTAACATCCGATATTGGTTTAAATAATTGGTGAAATTCTGACGAATCGCGGGGTTTGTTGGAATTAGCCGCTGTGCACTGTCATAGCAAAGCAGGTACAAATTAATCGAGAAAGGATTATTCCTATTTGGAGAAAACACATTAATATTTTGCGGAGAGAATGCATAAGAGGATGTAGACGGACCCGGAGACGCCTGAATGTTGGCTGCGTCCAATTGAGTATCTGTAACCGCATACGCTTTTGCTATTGCACCATATTTTGCTGGCATACCATAAGCTCGCACTTGATAGTCTTGCTGAGTGACCGCCCTTAATTGAGAAGCAAAGTTTGCCAGCGCATTATTTCTGATGTCATCGTTTGTTTCAGCATCACCGCCTCCCGTCGCAGGAGTGGGATTGTTCACCTTAACCGACTGTCTAACTAGAGTCGTTAAATTCTGTTCGGCGGTGGGAAGTTCTGTAATATCCCCAAAAAATTCCACATTCGTCGTACTTTTTATAGTATTGGCATTGACATTGCTTACCACCCCGCCACCAGTGATGTATCGAATTGTCAGTGTTGTGTTGGCAGGGGCTTGTCCAGATGCACGAGTTGATAAAAAGTTGTTTGGATCGTATGCGATGTTTTCTTTGGCAAATGTAGAAACGGTGCCAACAGTATAAATGTTTGGGACAATAATTTCATCGTCAGAAACATTTGTTCCAGATCCAAATTGCAAAGACGTTATATTATTCGCATTTACGCGAGTAATAAATCGCCTTGAAGTTCTGATGTACTGCAAAAGAGATGGAGCGGTACTTTGATATACCGACATCGTTGAATCGTTCTGAAATATGTTTTCTACTTCGATTGGAACCAAATCTTGCGCCAAAAAATCCGTTTCATACCATTGATTCCCATCAGAATCGAACACATCAAATACCTCGATGACATTTGTATCTGGTAGATTAATTTGATAAAATGGTGTGGGGGTTCCAACAGTCACCGTCGTCGTCACCATTTGGCCAGAAAACGCGGTTGTTGTTTTTTTCAAAACATAAAATTCTGGCTGTCCTGCGGCGTTTCGTTGATAAACAGAAATCTCCAAAGGATCATTTTGGGTGTCCACGGTAAAATCCACTGATGTATTGGTAAGAAAATTTATTCCAGTATCGCTCACGCTACTCATTCCCGGCTTGATAATTTGCGCATAATTCATATCGGGAATTACACTTCCGGTATTGCCCGTGGTATCCAATGTTGATGGAACTAGCTGATACACGTCCAATGATGTAACACTGGGGGTTGTTGTTTTTGGAACATACCCTAGTCCTGCTGCTTCATCGACAATATTTTGTCTCTCTTCGGCATTAACCAACAATCCTTCTTTAAATTGATAATCATTGTAGTATGATAATACGTCCCCCACCATCGCTGCCATGTCGATATACATCATGCCGGGAGAAGTTGCACTAAAATCTTGATACGATGTTGGGTAATATGTTTGGGCCAGATTTATAAGCGTCTGCTTCATTTGACCAAAATCCTTGGTGAGATAGTTTATCTTCTTTTGTCCGGGCTGAAAGGACTGTGGAGTGTCTGAAATCATGGTGTAATTGGCGTGTTCATTGTTACTTCCAAAGTCTGTGCGGCGTTCACCCCAATAGTAGGAACCGTGAATACGATACTCACGTCTAGTTCGTGAATATCGTTCTCGCTGTTGGCCACTGATACATTTTGCACATTTACATATGGCATCCATGTGCCTACATCCTTGCGGATCGTGCCCTCAATAATAGGGGCAAGTTCGTCTCCTCCATTTTCAAACAAGATGGACCACACACCGGAACCAAATGTCGGGCTCATCCTTTTTTCTCCTTTTTTTGTCTGCAATAACATCAACATATTAGTTTTAATTTGATCTAATACGCTGTATGTTTGATTAAAAAATCCGCTAGGCCCATGGGCAATGGGATAGGCAATTCCGTATGGTTGTAAAGTGGTCGCCATTATGGTCTGCTAGATTTGGCCTTGGCATCGGCGGCTTTGAGGATGCTGGAATAGTTTTTAGTAAGAGCGTTTGCGACAGCGGCAACCGCAGTATTTTCTGCCAAAACTTCTTTGGGAATGTTTTGAACGATATCTATAGACGATGCCACTGGATTATCATCTTCCACTGGTACGCCTCCTTGCGTCTCATTTAACACCGCGTTTAAAATTGGATTGGTTGAGTAAACCTTTGGAGGACGCGAGGGCATCGGCTTCCTTGCCTGCTCAGTAATAGATTGCTTTGCTGGGAAAAACGTAGGTGCAGAACTAGGCGCTCGCTTGGGCTGCTCTCCACTATTGGAGATTTTTTCTGCCAATACTTCCATCAGGAGTTGAGGCAATGCATTGTTTACCTCTTCTCGAACAACTGTACGTATAATTTCTAGTAAGTCTGACTTTTTCATATATATGTTCTATTATAAATATAACGTGGCTTGAGATTTATCCACCTTGATTATCACCACTGTTGTCGTCCTCAACGGTTCCACTGGTCCCGCTCGTTCCACTTGTTCCCGCATCCACAGCAGATGCTACGCCGGAAACTGTGGTCGGAATTCCCACGTCACTTTCCGCACCCGCAACTGTTGTGGGTATTCCTGCCTCTTGTGCAACGCTCGTTAAAGAATTGCCAGAAGTTGCAGCTTGAACGGTACCCTGTATTCCAGACACTTGGTTTTGTAAATCGGATATTCCAGACGTATCTTTAGCGGTTTGAAGTAAGGCAGATGCCTGTCCTTTTAGATCACCGACAAATCCAGCGGTAAGTTGATTTAAAAATTGTGTTGGATTTGCCGAAGCCAGTGATTTTATGATGGCTAGTGCACCCGCAATTGTACCAAAACTTATCGTTAAACCGGGAACATAGGGAGGAACAATTGACGTGTATTTTGGTAAAGTTTGGGCAAGAAATTTCGGTCCCGCCCCCAACATTATTCCCGCCTTTCCAAGCCCCGGAAATCCCGGAATCTGAGGAAGCTTAAGTCCTATCGCAGATGTTGCCCCACTCAATGATGTGGGTATTCCTGACGATGCGGCGAGGCTGCTCAACGATGGTACATTTGCTGGTGCTAAACTATTGAATGAGGTTGGAAGTCCGGTAGATGATGCCAAATTACTCAAGGAAGGAACGCCAGCCGTCGATGTAATATCTTTCAGAGAGGTTGGAATTCCTGCGGACGACGCAAGACTGTTTACCGACGGCGCAGCTAATGCTGGTATGGAAGATTTAATAACGTTCGTTGCCACAGCGGAAGGGTTGGAAGTAGCATTTTCCACGGTTTTAACTGTCGCTACCGTCGAGGATACGGAAGGCGAAGGAGTAATCGGAATGTTTATTGATAAACCCATGTTAATCAGTTCCTCCCGAGACAAACACCCTGCTGCTCATCAAGGAACTCAATTGTGATTGCAAAGCAAGCAGGCTAATTTGCTGTGCCTGTAATGATGTTAATTGCAATGTCCATATATCCAGAGCAGGCGGTAGCGGGGGAGTCGTTGGCCCCAATTTAGTCATGTGAAAGTGAGCGATCAGCGCGGTCACCGTCTGTATCTGACTATTCACTTGAAGGAGCATCCAGTCACACATTGCAGACAGCCACGTTACCGTCGTTCTGCCCAATAGGGCTGGCTCGTATATTTTAGCATGATCTCCCAAAAATATTTGAGGGGCGTTTATCGTGAACCATTTTGTGACGCTGAACGTTGCAGAGGTACCCGCGCTAAAATCAAATTCGGCATCCGTCGCCATGGCGATTCTTTTTTTGGAATAAAAAAGCATTTCATTGGCCTTGGATGAAAACACCAGTCTGTCACTGTTTATGACTATTTGATCTCCATCAAGTGTTGGTAGAGGAACCAAGGTGAGACCATTGTATATCGCGGTTGTTGTTGTCGGCTGAAACGCGGAAGTTGTCATGCCAGACGTAATGTGGATCGACGATCCATCTTTATTTATGTCCTCAATTGTATACCCTTTCGCCGTGAATCCTTGAGGAATTGTTACCGGAGCTTGTCTATTGCGGATCAACACCATTGGATTACCAGCACCCTCCCCATATTCTCCACCAGCGCCCACATCATTATTGCGGTTATCGTCATATGCGGCGAACCTCACTGACGACCCAAATCTGGACTCAATAATGGTATCTCCTTCACGTCGCTTAATAGCTCGAATATTGGGGTTGAATGTAAAATAATTTCCGAGCACTCCCATGTAGTTTTTCCCGCCCGCATAATTCATCGTTGATGTCGGACCATTAAACGGCATGGATTTCCCCAAATATATGTTGAAATTCTGGTCAACGTATCCATTGATTCTTTCCGTTATAAATGCAGCATTGGAATTGACAATTTGCTTGGTGTTCAGCTTGCGACTATAGAAAAATTTATTCATGTATTTTCCTACAATCACCACTTCGTTCATCAATGGATACTCAGATATTCCAGTATTTTCCATTGGGTATGCCCAATTAAGCCGCTGTTTATCCTTCCCCTTTTCGCTGTTCAAAAATCGAAAGCGTATTTTTCCAATAATACCGTAGTTTTTAGCGCCTGCAACTGGCTCGCTGCCATCAATGTTTGGTGGCCAATCAACCGTATCCAATTCAGCATTTGCAAATTCAGGATGTGTTTCATCCAGAATTACGTCTAATACTACGGCCTCCTCCAACTCATAGAAATAAACGGAGTCGGGTCTGTGCTCGATCACGAAGCGCTTCGAAGCAAGCAAGTCATCTTGCTTGATACTCAAGTCGCTTCTATGATCTATTTCTTTCCACATTATTTGACTTCTATGGGCTCTTTAAGAAGGTCTGGTGCCTTGACAGGTTTTGCCAATTCTTCTACCACAGTCATGAGTTGTTTCTTTTCTTCATCGGTAATTACCAACATTCCATTTTCTCCATCGGCACCAACTTTTCCAACGATCAACCGTTGAATTATTGCGGCCAACTTAATAAGTTGCTCATCATTTCTTACTCCCACTTCAAAGTAAGCTTCCATCATTGGAAGAACGGTAACTGCGTCATTTAGAGTTTTGATCATTTCACGGAGATCCGTGATCACGATGTCCAACTGAGTTTTCTTCTCTTCGGCGTTTTTTACAATGTCTTTGCACAGAGAACCGAAGGTCTTCCCCTTAAATAATTCATAGTCGATGTCATTCATACCTATAAATATTCGGGGGTATATATTTTCAGATCGCTATATTACCTCTATCCATGTACTCTTTTTTTATCATACTCTGCGGCCCAGCCATTTTATTTATGACTTTTGTGATGTGTTGTGTCTGACATCCTGCAATTTCCCGAATATACAAATACAAAGCTTTTTTATTGAACACATCTATACGGTCGGCATTTCTGAATATTTCCACAACGGCGTTCGCTATCCGTAAATCGCGCTCCTTTGTGAAGTGTTTTCCAACATTTTTGTCCCAATATGCGACCATCAAAGAAATGAATTCTTTCACCTCACTCTCCCGCTTTTCGTGCTCTGGCTCAACAACAAATTCCCCCGCCTCGCCAGCTTGTTCACATATTTCCACGTGCTTTTTAAACCGACGGTATGTGGTGTTGTTATCGAGAATAAACCAGTGCTTTGCAACAATACTAAAGTAACTGAACGCCTTGCCTTTTCCTTTTTCATATTTTCCGATATTAGCTACCATGTGCGATATGGCCTGTTTTTGGATTTCTAAAGGACTCACATCGGCGTAGCTAAACTTGAATTTATTGTAAATGTTCTCCGCCACCTTTCCAAACGCAGCCTGTATTTTTTCATTATACAGCCGATCTTTCTCTCGTGGATCATTTGTTTCATTGTATGCAACGATTGCGTCTTCAATCTCCGGTGTAAAATACACATTTGAAACCTTTGGCGACAAATGTTCCGTTATTGTTTCCTTCGGTCTGTTTTTGTTTTTCGGCCTACCCCGTGGTCTACTTATCTTTTCAGGTGGTAGAGAATAATCTGTCCTTTTTACTTTGATTATTCGTGTCCTTGAAATTTTCTTTTTCGGACGGCCCCTTTTCGTCGCTTTTTTGGCAACGACAACACGTTTACGTTTCTTCATTCTTATTTTATTTTGTCGTCAAATTCTTTCGTGATCCGAACTATTTCTGAAAAAATGAATCCTACGTCGTCATCCTTTTCGAATAAATTTTTCTCATCAACCGTTTTTAATTTCGCGTACACGACATCAACTTCAGAACGAAAATGCTCTAACCATTCCTCGTATACTTCAATTTTCTTTATTAAATTGTAGCAGGCGTATCCAAGCGCACACACTCCCACAAACAATAATGCAATAACGGACACCAATCCAATTATAGTCAAATCCATATTATTCCTCCTCCAATTCGTCGCCAGATTCGTCGGTATCTGCTTCTACGTCGTATCCGAGTTCCTCCTTTAATAAAATCAGCGCATCTTCTACTGATGGCCAACTGTGTTGATCTAATCCGTGCTCCAACATTTCTCGGATTTCTTCCAGAATATCTGAATCGACTGTCATATGATTTTCCACCCTTCTTTTACTAAATCCAACGCCTTTTTGTACTTTAAATATTGTGTCTCGCCGCCCTTTTCCACAACAACTTTATCATTACGACCATACTTTACGTTGGCCGTTTTCGGTGGAACAAATCTCACACCATCGTCAATCATTAAGATCCCATTTAAATGATCAATTTCGTGTTGAACACAAACGGATTCCAGTAGACCATAATCGTTGTTCATTGATCCCGTTGTCATAGGTTCTATATCGGGACCAAAAGGAAGAGGATTAGCGTGGTTTAATGTTGTAATTGTCACCTTGGCGCTTCTAATCGTGGGCGTCCGCTTTCCGGGCAAACTCAAGCACCCCTCCATGTAAATTATTTTTTCCTTACTAGCATCGGACACTACTGGATTAATCAATACAAGTGGCGGATTGTCCTTTCTTACTTTAACAACAGAAACACTCTTTGATATTCCTATTTGATTGGCCGACAGCCCCAGCCCCGTTTGAATTTTATCCAAGGCTTCTATCAGTTTGTTTGCGATTTCTTGCCCCTCTTCAATTGTTTCGACGGGGGCTGTCTTCTTGTGCAGATAATCTTTGTTCTTAACGATTTTGTAACTCATATTTCGTAATATTTACACGATACACGACTCACATATATATGCTAATAAATTGATTTGTCAATATATAAAAACAAATCTTCTTCAGCGGTAAGCAGTTGGGTCGCGGGGAGGTACTATTGGAGCGGGTTCTGGCGATGGTACAGGTGGGGGTAATTCTGGTGGTATTGGTGGCAACCCCATTGGTTCTTCGGGCTTCTTGATGACTTCCGGGACGATCTCAACAGGCAATTGTGTTGTAAGCGGATTATCCAATATTGGTGCCGATGGAGTAGGAATTGGCGTTGATGCAGCCGCCTGCGGAACTATTTCTTTTTTTTTAATGAGCATCACATTAAATGCCAAGACGAGACACACGGCTAGGGGATCAAACACACACATAATCATCCAGATAAAATAATTCACGGCCTTGTCCAATGGAATATTAAGACTTTTTGCAATGAACTTGAATGTGCCAACGTCCGTGTGTACTATTTTTTCTCTAATTTGATCGGACTCAGAGTTCAACCTCGAAATTGCTGCTTGATCTTGTGATATTTTATTTTTATTTTGCTCAATTAAGTCAGTTTTGTGCGCATTGAGTGCGGAGATTTTTTCGTCACACTCTTTGTTATATGTGGCAACTTCCACCGTGGTACCGGCATTTGCTTTTTCCAAAGAAGCAATGGCATCGTCTACATCGGATCGTTGGGATTTAGCGCGGGCTTCTATAGTAGCAACACGATCATTGTAATCTTTGACCCGTACTTCATATTGCGCACGGAGCTTCTCTATTTTGTCTTGTGAATTCTTAATTTTAGAATCAATTTCGTCGCGCTCACCTTTTTGGGCTTCTTTTACCTCCCTAGCTTTGTCCAACCCGCTTTTCCTAAAAATGCTGCTTCGCCCCTCATCTAGCCATTTTTTTACTTCCTGATCCAAAATTTCCAGCCGAGAATTGTACAATTTGATTTGTTCTTGCTCCGTGTTGGTATCAGAATCTAGTGTTTGTTTGGCCACGTCCAATGCCTGTTTAGCCGAAATTATATCCACAGAAGCATCCTTGGCACTGGTTACTCCCGTCCGAATTTTTTCTATCTGTTGATTCCTTTCGTCAATTAGCTTGAGATGTTGATCCACGAAGGTCTTTCGATTAACTTCAATTGCGTCAATTTCGCTTTGATTATAAGCATCCTGCTTCAAAGCAGATATTTCCTGCTCAATGTCTTTAACTTTCAATGTATTTGAATCTACTTGCCGCTCGTAGCCCTGCACAGTCACAGATGTAGCCGTGTATCCGGCGCTTAGATATCCATAAATACCAGCCGAGGTGATCGCCATTAAAAAAAGTGTGGCGAGAACCAAGTACGTTTTCATCCACAAGCTTATCTCGGCCCACTTTTGTTTTAAGAAGGTGGCCGTGATCAGTTTTCCAATTTCGAGAGCCGACCCCATTACCACTATAGAAAGTCCACCGCCAACGAACAAAAGCTTAAGTCCAATAATACTGAAATAAGCCCCAGTAGCGGCGATGGCGAGAGCGGCAATCAACACTAAATACGCTAGGAATTTCATAGTTATAAATATCACCCAACCCGCCTATTCGATTGAGTTATTATAACTCTTGCTCACCGATTGACTAATTTTAAGTAATCTTCTTTTGGTGTTCGGGGATTTTTTATATAAAGTTGTTTGAATGCTGAGATAAGCTGTTTGAATTCTGGACTTGGCTTCATTCCCATCGCTATAAGATCATTTCCTGTTACTGGTATGGGGTTCTGCTTCAATTCGTCGCTGAGTTTTCCGTATCGTTCTTCGGCCTCGTACATATTAAAAGATGGCAAGTATACATGCGCGTAATGAAACAAGTACTGGACAATGTTTGGAACTGTAAGAGCGAGTGTTCGCAAATAAACATCATCGAGGTTGCTTGCTCTAGCTAAGAAAGACGGGAGTAATTTTAACGTTGTGGCGACATCACGAATGAGATCGGTGCTGTATTTGATGGCGCTCATGTCCCGGCGAACGATTTCCGGGCTTATTGGCGAAAATGCAGCAACCAATCGACATACTAGGTTAGGCTTTAATTCCTTTGCCTTAATCATATGCTTTAAGTCTACGCCCTTCAATGATGGAAATACGTACTCCATTAATCCAAGAATTTGCAATAAACGAAATGCTTTGTATGGATAAGAAGACACTAAACATTTGTTAACCTCGTCGTGTATTCGCTCTTTAGAAATGTTTATTAATTTTGGAGCGTTGCGTTTGATAGACCTCAAAATATTCATGGGAATTCTCCAATTATATTTCGCAGAAAATCTCACCAATCTCATTATTCTGAGGGGGTCGTCGGTGAATGTTTTATCTGGGTCGATTGGTGTACGAATTATACCAGCCTTTATATCATTTATTCCTTTCCCAGTTAAGTCCAATATTTCTCCGGTACTCAATTTTTTCAAAAGAGAGTTTATAGTTGCGTCTCTTCGTTCAACATCAGACTTTAAATCGGCATAGGTAACTTCTGGCTTTCTTGAGCCCGTTGTATATTTTTCTCCGCGAGTCATCACCGCTTCAATTTCCACATCGCTCAAATTTATTCCTTTGTGTGTTATTCCTGATAAATTAAACTTTGCAGTTCCAAATTTTTTAAACACGACAGGATTGCTTTCTGACTTGTAATTGCCCATCTTCTTTGTAGCCCATTCTGCAAATTTTATCCCCCCATCTGGGATAGCTACCACCAAGTCGATATCTTTTGCATGAGATCCCAAAATTTGGTCCCGAACATACCCACCGGCTATATACACACAGTCTTCCCACTCTGTCCCTTTGATCAAATTCGAAAGAAATTCTTCCGCCGACGATTCTTTAGTTCCTTCCAACAGTGTTTTAAGTTTGATGTATTCCACTTGTATAAGTATACTTAAA